TCAGATAGGCGCCACCCGGCTTCTTCGTCGGCCGCATCTCGGTGTCGTCAATCATCACGTTATACCAGCCCGCAGGGACTGGATCGAAACCCATACTGGGCTCGATTTGCGTTGCATCGAAGGTCAATGAAACCATTTTCTCAACTCTCCCATGTCATCAGGTTTATGAAAGCGCCTTGGTGATGACAGCTCCAAGGTGCGGGTACTCAATCGCATCCAATTTTCCACTCCTATCCTTAGCAATAAATTGCAAGTCAGGAGCGGTTTGCAAGAATCTATAGTTCTTGCCTTCCGCGTCTTTGTTGATTCCAATACGGAATACAAAGTCGAAAAAGTACGGTAGATTCGGTCCGAGCTTTGCACCAGGCATCGACGGACCATATTTAATAACGCCAGTTAGACCATCCTTATTGGGCTCCATCTTAGATGCCATGTAAACATGCTTTCCGGAGATGTCCCGAAACGCACGGATGGTCGACTCCATCTTTTCGATTAGTTCGCCGTACGCCTGACGTGGGTCTTTAACCTGACGTTTAGCATTGTTCAGCACAGTCTCGCCTATTTCGCTAAGACTGTCAAGAGCAATACTTTCGAACTTTCGCGCTTCGGAGGATGTGGTTAGAAACCTATATGCTTCCGTAAGGTCATCCACCGACTTAATAAGGATCATTGGTACCGGGCTTACATACGGCATCTGTCCATAGATGCGCGCAAGGTTGCCTTGGCTCAATGACAACGCACCAGACTCTGCGGAGAGCATAACTACATTAGGCAGGCTGGCCGTTAAAACTGTCTTTCCCATACCCGCGTCACCATACACAAGCATTTTGATGCCATGTGCTGATTGTTCCGCGGAGGTAGTAAATTGCAGGGGCATTTGTACACCTTACCACATCAACAATGATATTGCAAGCCCTATTTTATTACCTATAAGAACATTCTACAGTAGATCCGCAATGAGGGCATTTTACCAACCTTATATCATCTTCTTCGTACTCTTTAATCTCATTTGAGAGATCGTAAATTCTATGTTGCAGTCGCTCAATTTCGATTTGAGGATCAGGCTGATCAATAGCACGTTCTAAACGTTCCATTAACTGGCGCAGTAGAGGCCCCAACTCTGGATAGTAGTGTCTAACGTATCCTACGATTTCTTCGTCTGTGGCACTATGAGGTAAGCGAGGCAACATCATCACATATCCTCCAGATGTCTAAATCCGATGAATACTGGAAAGCGAGGTGCATTCTTAACTCCTGCTTCGGCGAAGTGTTTGTACTTGACAATCTGCTTTTTAAACTCGTCTTGATTGTCCCAGATCTGTTTACGTTGTTCCTGCGAGAATCCTGTACCAATATCGACCAATTGGTTCGAAGGTATATCTCTGCAGACAAGGGAGCCAAGGGTATTCATAGGAACTTTCCCTGCTTGATGGGAACTCCGCTTTGCATACCCGAAGTTATCTTCCTGGAGTTCATTAGCGTTATGCATAAATTCTCGAAAGCCGAGAATAACTGCTTCGCTATCTGTCCACCGCTTGATCTTAAGAAGTGTTCCTTCTTTTGCAGTGCTACGACCGAACTTATATTTGCCATTCGGATCACGCACCATTATGCCTTCGTATCCTTCCATCATGCATAATTGTTCATAGCTGTTAAGAGTCAATGCATCTCTAACGAACGTCTGCTGAAGAACCTCAATTGTTCCTTGTGTATGTAAACCACGGAGAACAGATGAGTCTCCTGGAATATTTTGTTTTAAATATCTAAGTCGTTCAAAAAACGGGAGCTGCAATGACCATACATCAAAAAGATGATATGTAAAATTAGGTACGCCATCAAAAGACATCACACCACTTGTGGTCATCTGCATTACGTTCCTTGCACTAGGCGGACCAACACAAAGTTCGCCGTCAAGACCGTCAAGTGCATGATGACCTAAAGTTGCCTGAACATGACGATTCGGAATCAGCTTTCCGCTACGGGAGAGAAGCTGGCCGTCCTTTACGTAGGCCCTGATCCCATCGATCTTGGGGCTTGCGTAAACCGGGAACGTTATTTCCTTGGCTTGGACGGCCAGCATCGGCTTCATTTGCTACTCCAAATCCACAATGGCAGAAATTTGATCTTCGAGGTTAGAAACTACATCGCTCAAGGCGCTTGCAATCTCTTCCATCTTCTGGCCAGCTTCGGCCGCCTGAAGCCCTTCAGAGAGGTTGTCAAACTTCTCCTGTTCGCCTTCAGCGATCTCATTAACGAGTTCCTTGGCCTCCTCGAGCTTACCCCGTGCTTCCACGAGCTTCTTCCGATCACCATCATTCATTGCAGCTACTCCTAGTTAAGCAACTTTTTCTTTACTTCAGCACGGAGAGTTGCTAGCTCCGCTTTGAACTTTTCAAGATCTCCTGGCGCACCGTCGCCACGTTCGGCGCCTGCTATAAGATCCAATAGCATTGATTCCAAAAACGTAGCTGTATTCTTTCGAAATTGAAAGGGTTCGAAAGAATCATCACCTTTGCCAAAATGGTCGATAGCCTTCTTAAATTTCATGTTGAAGCCTTCTTGGCCGGGGGTGCAACCTTCAGCTGTGGCATCCCATCTTTAATGATAAGGGCCTGGTCGACGAGATGAATCTCCTCGTCCGTCAGCTTACGGTACTCAGATATGATCAAAGTCGGCTTGCGAGCAATGAACGTATCTGGGTTCAGATTCCGAGCATGAAACTGCTCCGTAAGTGCATCGAGTGCACCCGGATCAACATCACGATTAACAACGCGAATGCCCTTTAGCTGATAGCCATTTGGCAGAGCATAGGTGTTAGTGCCTTCTCTAGGATCAGGAAAGCAGTGCTTGAAGATCTTTGGACGCATGAGCGCCTCAACGTTCTTCCACTTCTCAAGCTCCTGCTTTGCCTGCCACCACAACGTTATATCAGCGTCGGTTACAGGATTGTCAGGAATTGCGACCATATCTGTCATTTAGACTCCCTTGTTTAATGCTTGCTAAGTGTACCCTATCAGGCTTATGATTACAAGCACCAAATTCTGATCGATATTATTCTTCCTCGGTATTATAGTCAGGGAGACCTAAAATAAAATAACATTTGCCATGGAACTTATAATTTTTATCAATCTTATCTCTTGGAGCTTCTGCCAAGTAACCGTTATCGATAAATGATTTAATAGTTAAATCAAGTGCTGCGACTGTTCCTCTACGATCGCGAGTGAAAGCTGTGCTAGTTCTGGTATAGATCTGAAGGTACTTACGGCTGACAATATTAGCTTTGCGCAGTTCAACATTCTCTGCATGACTAGCAGGGCCGCCGGTTTCAATGTACCGTTTGATTACGGTAGCCATCTTTCTCTCGCGTGCATTGTCGCTAACGCCCACATCACCAATTTCAATGCGACGAGCCATAATAGCTATATCGCGCCTAACCACATCGATAGCCCAACCAGTGTGGATCGCATTGACACACGGAAACAGATTGTGGTCAGCAACAGCCAATAGACCAGAAACCCGCAACGCCTTCAATGCTGCACGGTTCCACATTTGACGGTACGATTCGTTCTCAGTACGATTGATCTCGTAATCACACTCCGCTTCGAAGTTTGCCATCATTACGGCTGCTTCTTCATCGCGACCGATAGGCATACTTGGTTGTGATACCAACGCCACCCGATTTGCAGCAGTAGCTAGATCACTTAAGACATCAATTAGTCCACGATCAGGAACAACAACCTGATTACGATTTGCCGGAGGACGCTGTCCGGTATATTCAATAGATAGAAAGCGAGATAGAAAACCATCGCCCATCATACCTTCAGTAAGTGATTCGTAGAAAGTGTTTGGGGTGGTTTCACCGATCATGCTGTATGCAACGCCACTTACAGACGCAATATTATTGTCCGACTTGGAATACTGTATGCCTCCAACAATAGCTTGCGGTCCAGACTTCTGGTAGAGATCTGTCATAACAGTACGCAGGGTGCCCATAGACGGATCTCTACCGCCCTCGGCATCAGCCATACGTTTGAGTTTCTTACCCCATTCACCAGACACATTGACAAAAGACGGACTAGTAGCACAACCTTTCGTCAATGCCGGTCCCGATGCAAAATCGTTGAAGTTAACAAAGTTGCTAAAGATAGGATTGATAGAAGTTACAGCCTTGACAAGTGCGCTGATACCCGAGTGCATTGCTTCTTTACCAATACCAGATCGTGCAATCAGGGTTACATATAGATTTAATCCTGATTGTGGTACGTGCCAAGCCTTGCCACAGATACCGGCCAGCAAACCAAGTGCAGCAACCACGGCGACCTCTTTTACCGGCCTAGGTGCTGACTGATATATGAACTGTGCAATCCTTCCAGCAACGCCCGGGGGCCAGGGTATACCGTGCTCCCCTGCTGTAATTACCGCTTGCGGCACGGGTGCTGCTACAGCAAGCGCCGCAGCGGTGCTAGGGAGGGGTTGCTGGGGAACCGCAAGCC